AAGATGGACTTAGTACGTCATTATAGTAATGGCAGAACGGCATCCAGTAAAGAGCTAACGAGCCAAGAAGCTCAAGCTTTAATTAGTCATTTGAATGATTTTTTACAGCCTTCTAAGCCATCCGTTCAAACTAATTATGAACAGCGAGTGGATGCAGAAGTTTGCAACAACATGCGCCGTAAAATAATTAGTTACTTCAGACAAATGGGCTATCAAAAGTTTGATCCGGTTCAAAATAAAATGAAAGCTGACATGGATAGGATTAATGAATATATTCTTAAAGTTGGATTTCTTAAAAAAGAACTCAATAGTTACAACAGAAATGACTTAACCAAGTTAGTTACTCAAATAGAATCAATTTATAACAAGCACCTGAAGAACGTAAGATGATTAAGTATGCTTTGACTTCGCAAAATTTTGAAGGTGAAGTAATCTTTACCTACAACGATCTGCAACTATTGATTGGTTATGATAATCAATCTAACATGACCGAGAAGCAATTGATATGGCTGTTAGAATTCCTTCCACGTCAGCTGTGTGATCTTACTATACTACCAACTAAATCCAAGACTCTATTTTTAAGAGAAATACCAATTGAACTTACCTTCGATTTGTTTTGGGATTCTTACAACTATAAAGTCGATAAGTTTGAAGCGCAGAAAGTTTGGGATAAATTATCACGGAAAGAAAAACTAGAGTCGTTTGAGTATATTAAAAAATATAAAACCCAATGTGCTTCTTCAGGTGTAGCAATTAAGTATGCTAAAACCTATCTCCGGCAGAAACCTTGGATAAATTAAAAGCCCTTTTAAGGGCTTTTTTTATGCCCTTTCATCTAATAATTTCGCACCGTTTTAAACTAATATTTTATCATGAACAACACAGCATAAGGAAAGAAATGTATCAAAATAGCTTTTAGAGCCAGTGCTCAGAAAGCTAAGAAGGATGAAAGTAAAGATTTTTACAAAGGCAAAGCTGAAGCACTTATGGAGGTAATTAAGATACTTACCAATAAGTAGATTTTTTAATTTGATAATTTTTACTATCTTCATCCTGCGACACATTAATGACTTAGAATCTAACGATATCCCCGGTAGGTATATTCTATATCTTTTCCTGTAATGGGAGACAGTGTGTCGCAACCTGACCGGGGCTTATTTAAAAATATAATTTTATGAGCGACACACACAAACAACAGCAATTACAACTTAAAGCACAGGCACTTGCAAAGGTATTGGAAAAGCATAATCCTCAACAAACAAGTGAACTGGCATTTAAATTGATGGAGAATTCTACTCCCGGCACAGATGAGTTCAAAGCTTATGCTGCCCTTTATGAAGTTATGGAAATTTTAAAATAAATCAGACATGAAACGATTACTTTCAACACTCGCACTAAGCCTGATTATAATAGGCTCTTATGCTGATCCAAACGTGGACTTTTTTGAATTTAACACAACCAAAACGTATTATCCCGGAGACACTATCCGGATAAGAACATTCATAGGTGGCTTACAGCCTACTGGATTAGTTGTATTTACCTTACGAACAGGACCACAAATGACTAATTACTATAATCGCAGTGTGCAGTATCAAAACATGGAAGAAGTAGTAGAAGGCTTTTATACGTTCTATTACTTCAACTTCATTATACCTTGTGACGCTGTGGCTAATACTTCTACTTCCTTCTTAAACATGAGCTATACCACTACTACGAGAATCTTTAATTTACGCCCAAGCACATTAGCCGATCCTTGTGCTACTGTAACTCCAGTTGATCCTGATCCAGTAACAACAGGAATAATCACAGAATCGGATAAGCTAATTTGGGGGCATTTTGAAGCCTTTAATATGCTTGGTGTATTAGTGAGTCAGTGGGATGGTTACTACGCTGATATGAGGCTTCCTGATGGCTTATATTTGATTGTGATGAATAGGAAGAAATCGCTAAAAATTAAAGTATAAAAAAAGGGGTTAGCTATCTAACCCCTTTTTTGTTTCAATCAACTTTTCAAAATCACTTAGCAAATCAAAATTCATTGTTTTGCCATTTTTAAAATCCCGCAGTTGGTCCTTACTGTATTTCTCTTCAAAAAAGAATTCCATTACAGGGACAAAATTTCTAGGCATCAAATCGGAAATAGCCTTGTATCGCAACTTGAAGTCTTCACGTTGTTCATTAGTCATGTAACTTGTCCTCCCATTCTAAGTAGCTCTTGTACCAGTGCCATGCACGAGTAAGTAATTTCATTATCATTTCATCATTTTGCTCTTTTTTACCGTGCATTTTGCTTGTAAATACAAACTCAGCTACAAGTGTATATGTTTCCGTTTCGTGAATGCCGAAGTAACAGGACTTGCCTTCTAAATTAGTATGCCCTTCTAATACTTGAATGTGAGCAATTGGCTCAATGGTGTGTACAATGACCCAATCATTGTTACCACTCATTTCATTGCTCGCCAAAAGAAATCTATCCATAATTATGAGAATGGGGCTTTCGCCCCATGTTTATTATAAAGTAGTTACGTAGCAATGCTCCCAACCATTATCATCAATTAACTCCTGCGCCTCCTCCTCAGTACTAAATTGATCGGCTGAATCTATAAGAGTAGTGCCATTAGGCTCTGTTGACTTGTGATACTTAGTTATATAAGTATTTTCTTGCCATGCTATTACATATATATCTGGAACTTCAATCACAAGTTCATTGCCTTCTAAGTGAGCATTAAGAGCCTCTAGTATAGAATCGTATAAATCAGTACTCTTGTACTCGCCGTTACCATTACTATCAGTATAGTAATCACCTTCCTCGTTGTAGAATGCATCTTGATTCAAAACTATATCAAAGTGTTCTTCTACGTTTGGGAAAACATCCATAACGTATACATCTTTGATGAATGAATCTTTAATATTGAATAAAATGTCATTTCTCTTTAATTCAACATAAAGTGATTGTCTTCCATAGCCACGTTGTTTTGTTGAGTAGCTGTAGATTTCGCAGTTTTGACCAATTGTTAGTATAATTTCCATATTTTTTCGCTCCTTGTTTTCCGGCTACGTCCCCGGGGGTTTGTTTGAATTGATGAATCAAAGGTATAGAATAACCTTATTATTTCCAAATATATTTGGAAATAATTTAGTAAAAATCATGGTAAAACGTGTTAATAATCTACAAAACAATGAATTACAATTATTCGTAATATTGTAAGGTCAAGCAAAATTTATCACATGCCAAGAAACGTTGCCCTCCGATCAAGGCGAGATGAGAAGATAAAAGCTGATTATGCTAAAATGTACGAGCCTAAGAAATACCGCACAGACTACATAATTAGCCAGCTTTCTGAAAAATATTATCTCACTGAAAGAACTATTAGAGCCGTCCTTTGGGGCGAGTATGACAAAGCCGATGATGCGAAATCGCAACTAAGCTTATTCTAACTTGAACAAATCATTCTTGGTACCGCCTGCATTAGGAATCTGATGCGGGCTTTTTTGTATATCAGCTTCCAAGTCAAGAGTTACTACTTCGATAGGTTTTCTGTACTCCGTAGCCGACTGATCACGAAGCAATGTTGTGAATCTAAGCTTGTACATAATAAGATTACTACGTGTTTTGTAACGTACAAATCCAACACCGTTTAAAGTACCTTTAAAGTCGTTATCTGTATAGCCGTTTAGTTGTTCAAAGCATTTTAAAGCTAAAGCAAATAAACCAAGTGCTGAGCTTTGATTACTTGCACCAATATGTGTATCGGCTAATGTGTCAAATGTGATATACAAATCTATTTCCGTATCATACTCTTTGCCATACATGCCTATATCATTCATCTGTGGCACATTAATGTCAACAAAGCAAGCAGGTAAATCAAAGGGTAACTCTTCGTCATCTTCTTCATCATCACCCTTATATTCGGTTTGTTCGCTCCATAAGTCAACGAATTTGAAGATAGGATCATCATCATTGTTTACTAAGCTATTCTTAATGTAAGTGCCTAGCGTTAGATATAATTGTTCTAGTATATGCATAACTACTTATTAAATACTTGTTCTAATTTTTTCAAAAACTTATCTGAAATTTGATTCATGAACTCTTCACTCTCTCCCATGTACTGACGTTTAGGAATTCTTGCTTTTTTATTTCTTCCGGCAAGCCCTCCTTCATTATGTATTTGAGCATAGGCAGTATTGGCAGTAAATTCAATATTTAATCGATTTGCTTCACCTTTAATCGATCTTCTTAGTTTACCTGTTTTAATAAGAATAGCATGATTAGCACGCTTTGCTTGTTTGGTAAGCCTAAAGGTTGTTCTTGCATTCTTACCTCCAATCGTTTTGATAGACCTGCGCAAGTAAAGTTTATTAATCTTCCTACTTCGCCAACGATTCAACCCACGATTAGTAAAACCTTGATCCGTGAAACTTTTCTTAAAAAAGTTAACGCCGTCTATAGCCACTTCACGAGCATATGTAGTGAGCATAGGTTTAACCTCTTTCAAGAACTCATCAAAAGGATTACTCATTGTTTTTGAATTTTGACTTAGCAAAAGATGTAAGAGCATCACTTGTTTTTTTGCTTACCTCAAAGTATGGATGCTTACTTGGAAATATTATTCCAGTTTTGCCCACGTTACCATTGAATAAAGAATCTATTTCCGGAGTTTCAAACTTGGAAGTAATACTTGTTCCCTGATCTTGATCTACTGTAGATCGACAACCCCAATGGTTAGGTGGGAAGTATCTATTCCAAAAATCATGATCAACCGGAAGTGTGATACCATTAAGTGATAAGCATAATGCCGTAGTTCCACCATCAGCCACAGCATTATATTTTAGGTAAGGATATAATGCTTTATCCTTCACGATACGTTGCCACTGCATAGCCATTTGTGAACTAGCCACGGCATGATCATATTCTGCTCTTAGGAATCTTTGATCATAAGTTTGATGAACTTGTAAAGCATCGTTTTTAAACTTTGAATACTCCTTCAGGTTACCTGATTCATCTATCAGTAATTCACTCATTGCTTTCAATTCCTGATAGCTTTTAAAAGCGGAGAAAACAAATATATTCTCCTTCATGAATTGAACTACTTCAGGGTCGGAATCTTGATAATAAATTTCATTTATGGTATTATCCGACCCTTCTTTAAGGGCTTTAAAAATACTTTTCACCTGCCAATCGAATAGTCCTTCGTGCAGATTTGTGCCCTTAAACTGACCTGAAAATACTCCTTTAATAACCTTTTCAATGAGGCTATAACTCGGTGTGGTTGCAGAAATGTGACCCTTTAAATCATGCTTTTCACAACAGGAATTCCCAAAATATACCTTGTTTACTCGGTTAATTATGGCACCGGAATACTCCCCGATAACTACGCTAATGCCTTTAGCTGATACTTTTTTTTTTGAGGTTTCCGTTAAAATGTCTTGAACGTTACCCCCCGATTTACCCTGAAGCATTTCTACCGGAATATCATATTTTTCCGCTATATATTTAGGCGCAATATTATAGTGCTGAAGAAGTACAGTGTCAATGGCTATCTGTTCGGTTGGCGACATATCTTTTGTATCATCCAAGTCGTAAGTATAACCTTCTAAAGGGTAACCTCTTTTAATCAATCGAGGAATTAACTCCTCATTGTTAAGGTATTTTATAAATACTTTATCAGCCATGTGGCGAATTTCTGTAGTGGCTTGATGCACTTCACCTTTATAATTACCGCCTTCGGCATCAGCAGTCATTGTAGAGCCAAGAACTACTTTACTCATTTGCCTATCTGTAAGTTCAATGAGTTCTTTAAAGCATTTGTGGACATCTGATCCGGAAGCCTGAAGTAATTCAATTTTCTCAGACTCATGTAAGATAGCCCATCCGGCATATCCCATCTTATCCATGATTTCTCCAAGCATTTTCTCACGCTTGGCATCAGTGCCCTGCATGGTTACAGTTCTAAATGGTACTCCTAGCTTTTCGTCAAAGTCACCCCATGCGCCTAATGCGTATCTTTTAGCCAATACTATAGGAGTGATTTTTTTTAACATACCTAAAGAAGATTTGCATCCTATACCTATGTAGTATGGCGCAACGGTCTTTTCGGTATAATCAATACCACGCTCAGGTAGGTCATATACATTTTGTCTCCAAGTTTTATATTCAGGCGACACATGCGCACGGTCAATAAGAGTAGCCTCTTTAAATTCTTTTACCTGCTTTACTCCGGTATTAGTCTTACCTGTAGTGGTAATCTGCTCCTTTAAATCCCAAAGTTCTACCAATGAATAGCCGTAGAAAATTGACTCCATTGCATACTTTATATAATCAAGATACCAGTTACGCTGAAGTAACTCGGTCATAGCAAGATCTTCCTTACGGGACTGATCCATCAATTTGAATTTTGTATGCTGAACTTCTAAGATGCGAGTCTCTATAATAGAAGAGAGGTGCAGGTCAAGCATAGCATTGTCCACCACCACGTAATAATTATAGCGATTCCGGGTAAGTGGATTCTCCGCTCTTATAACAGCATCTCGCCAGTTGTCAAGTGAAACCCTCTGTTGTGAAGTGTAGAATGGAATAATTCCGTCCGAAGCCTTTTTTGTTTTCTTGCCAAAACGTCCGGCAAATTCAACAATAATAGTCTCGTCCGTGAGGTTTTTAATTACGGCGTTTTTAAGCCTATCAGGGACTAAATCGTATAATCGCATGGGTTTTACGTTAAAATGTTTTATAAATGATTTTAAAGGGCTTTAAAGGGGGTGTTTTCGTAAGGGGTTAATAGTAATGCTTTCTATTTGGTCCACCTCCCCATTTTGGGGTATCGGAGTCGGTTTCCGGTTGAAGAATCTTTTTTGGCAAGTCCGGAGTAATGTCCTGCTTGTTTACCATGTCCAACCATTCTTTAGCTTGGTTAAATAATTCAATGCGTAACTGTGGAATCTTTCTTGGATTTACTCTCTTATGCAAATTGAATACTACTATATCTGTGCAGTATTGAACCAGTAGCATGTCACGAGGATCATTTTCCTGCCAATACTGAGTATTTGTGACAGGTTGGTTGGTAGATTCTTGAATGGCTTTGTAAAATTTCCCACTTGCCACATCATAGGCATAATTGATTATAGCATTTAACTCTCTTCTATATATAGGAGTAAAAGTAATTGTTTCCTCCTCTTTAAGGTGGTTAATAAAAGTGCTTGTAACTGGCTCGGCAGGTTTATAAGTCCGGGTGTTATTCCATGTGTATATGAAAGGAAAGCAATCCTCTAAATCATAGCGGTTGGTTATGAAGTCTTTCATGTAAGAAACCGCAGCTCTTTCCGTATTAGCAATCATGGAAGGCACAACTCCTACTTGTAGTAACATATCTTCTTTTATGGCTACTAGTATATCATTGTGATTTAAGAATGTGTACATCATCATATTAATATAAGCGTTTACTTACAGGTCTATCTCCAAGTGTAGGGGTAGAGTCTTGAACAGAAATCCCAACTTCTAATTTTGTGGAAGCGCCCTCTAAGGCATCTGGTCCATCATCGTGTGTTTTATAACCGGGCTCTATACCTTTGGTTTGTTCTACCAATGTTTGCATGTCTTGGTTGTGCTTCTCTTTTTCATTGAAGTACATTTCCCCTCTTTGAAATGCAGGTAACATTTGGATGATTCGGGAGTACTTATTTGAACCACGTCCGGGACGATCTAAAAAAATAATAGGCATTCTAAAGCCGAATTCTTTAGCTACCGTTTTTAAAGCTAAGTCAACTGATGAGTTCCAAAATTGTGATTCGCCATACCATTCAATGTGAGTTTGCTTTAATCTTTTCTTAATAGCTGACATCCAACGAATCGCATCCTCCATTTTACTTTGACGGCAATACACTCGAAGTACATGTTTGTGCACTCCTGTTAAACCTACAATGACCACTGCATTACAATCGGCAGTCTTAGCCTCGCTGTAGGCAACATCCCAATACGCTACAATCCGATCATACATAGAAAGAGGTAAGATTGGACACCATTGAAAATACTTGTCTATAAAAATCTTCCCTTCAGCCATTGGCTCGTTCATGTATTCGGTATTGAATGCAACCCAACCAATGATTTTTATAATAGCGTCAAAATGTTCTTTGGTGTATCTAGCCGACCAACTTGGTCGACCATTTTCGTCCAAAGCATTAATACGACGGTGATAAAAATTTTTATTTTCGGCTAACTTGGCAAGGACAGAATATTTTGCAATCCGGTTATTCACCAATATGAACCGGGTTATATCCTTCCCCATTGCCGGAATTAAAGCTTTGCGAATCCACTCGACCGTTTGATCTACACGTCTTGGATTTCTGCACTCTTCATCATCATCCACATCATCCACCACGATGTAGTCCGGACGATTTGGTCCATTTCTTAAACCACGAGGAGATTGCCCTTTTCCTAATGCAAAAAAAGCTGCACCGGTAGTAGTTTTAAAATTACCTTCTTCCCAAGAGCCATTTAAAACTAATGGACCAAAATCATGAATAAGCTTTTTATTGGCTTCACATTCGGCTTGTAAATCGGATAGTAATTTTTTAGCAGAATCAAGATTCTTACCAACTAAAAGCATACACTTTAGTTGGTCATGAAATAAGTGTAACCAAAGAGGAATAAAAATATCAAAGTGGGTAGACTTGGCGTGACCACGTGCCCACTCTTCAATGGCTTTAATGTCTTTAAATTTTAATACACGATTTGCTTCTTCAATATGAAAAGGTGCGCAATCGGTTTCTGCATAATGAGGGAAGTAATAACGAACATAAAAGTTATAATCTTTTTTAGCACGTTCAATTCTTGCCTTCTTTACAGATGCCGATTCATTAACATCAACGGATGTAATGTCAGATATATCCTTGAGTCGTTCAAGGTATTTTTCAAGAGCCTTTTTATCTACAGCACTTACGCTCTTCATCGTGTACGTGATTTAGCTGTTAAGAATAAAGTTTGATATTCAGCGAGGGCGTTACGAAACTTAGCATCTTTAACGGGAATACTATTTAAAAACTCTTCGAATACCTGAATGTAAGTTCGCAAAGATATACCTTCTTGCAGAGCTTCGATAGACTTAGTTATTTCAACAAGTTCGTCTGCATCATTTTTAGTAAACGTTCCTTCTTTGCGCTTCTTCAGGTGAGACTCTACAGTTAATCGTAGTAGTTCATTAAGGTTAGCCAGTGTTTGTGAATGTGTGCTGTATCGTGCTGTTTTAAGATCTTCCCACTTTTCATCCGTTGCCCATGATGATAGTGTTTTTTCCGTTACTCCAACTTTACCAGCAATTTCTTTTTGTGAAAGAGAAGTGTACATGTACAACTCTAAGGCTAGTTTTTTTGCATCGCTTTTCGTATTCGCCATCACTAAATATTTATTCAAACATATACCTAATAATGTTTTTGTGCTTACCTCCAATCAAAGGATGTAGTAAAAAATGCAAGCTATGTAGTTTGTTTGCTCATGCTTTGATTGCCAATTTTTTTGACGTAAAAAAAACATCGAAAATTGAGTCACTTATGATGCACACAAAAACAAATAAACCTTATGAAGTAACAAACAATGCAGCTGCAGGCTACTGTGAAATTAAACTCATTGGAGCGATTGATTGGTGGAGTGATGATAACAATAGCGTAGCATTTACTCAGGCAATAGACAAAGCTTTGGAAGCGGGTATACAAAATGTACGTGGTTATTTGAATACATATGGCGGAGATGTTATCGAGGCTAATGAAATCAAAAATCAAATAGAACGTTTTCCGGGACTAAGAGAAGCGACTATTGGTGCTGTATGTGCTAGTGCCGGAACTATGGTATTGATGGGCTTTCAAAAAGAAAGAATCAAATGCCACAAGAACACCTTCCTAATGTATCACGACATGAGTAGCAGTTATGGTGGAACTGTCAAGCAGATGGAATCCCGAATTGAAATGATGAAGAAACTAACTGGTAACTACATACAAGAGTTAAAATCATGGTGTGGGAAATCAGAAGAAGACATCATCAAGATGCTTGATAAAGAAACGTGGCTAACCGCAGAGGATGCTATCAAGGAAAATATTTTAATTCCTTCGGCTATTCTTTCAAAAGAAGATACCATGCTTCCTCCTAATGTTAGCAATTATTCCAAGAACCTTCCTGCTATGCTTGCCAACGCAATTCAAAAAGGTAGTGCTAATCCTAACCCTAAAACTCAAATGTTTACAGAAGACGTTAAAAACCAAATGATCGGTAAACTTGGTATTTCTGCCAACGCTACCGAGACTGAAATTCTTAATGCTATTAATGCATTACAAGAACGCTCCCGAAATGCAGAGATGAATGCAACAATTAAAGCCAACAAGATTTGTGCTGCTTTCATTGTAGATCATGCTGTTGAGCAAAAGAAGATTGTAGAATCTGAAAAAGAGCAATGGTTGAAAGATGCGGAGCAAAATCCGGAATTAGTTGCACGCTTAATTAAAAACATTCCTTCGCCAAGACAAGCTTCTTCCGGGTTAAGCGATGACGGTAAAGACCAAGGTGGTGCGGATGATCGCAAAAACTGGACTTTAAAAGACTGGAAGGAAAAAGACCCTCAAGGCTTGGTTGCGATGCATGAAAAAGATCGTGCTAAGTATGACTCCTTAGTTAAGGCAGCATATCCACAAAAATAAACATTCATTAATCCCCCTTTAAATAGAGATGAAAAGTATCTTAAAAATTGTAGTAGGTATCCTATCCATTGTATTTATTTCCGGAGCAATGGCTAGTGTAGGAGTTCCGGTGCAGGTTACAGCACCTGTCTTGGTAGTTGGCTCACTTGCATATTCATATGCTCAAAGTCATATGGCTCCTGAAGTGCGCTTATATGGTGTACTTGTAGAGCTTTGGACAGGTGAATTAATTGAAAAATTCAGACATGCAGGTCAATGGTTATCGGAGATTCCTTCGGAAGACAAGTATGTTAACAACAATGCGATTCACTTAGTAGATGTAGGTGCTGATCCTGCCGTATTGATTGATAACACAACTTACCCAATAGCCGTGGCGACAAGAACGGATGCAGATGTAGTAGTTGCTTTGAAAAAATTTGATACAGAGAACACGGCAATTACTGATGACGAATTATATGCACTGCCATATGATAAGCCCGGCTCTGTAATGAGACAACACTTAGACGTTTTAGAAGAGACTACCATGATGTATGGTTTACACTCCTTAGCTCCAAGTGCAGACTCAACTAATACACCAGTAGTAAAAACAACAGGTGCAAACAATGGTACTCGTAAACGAATGAAGGTAGCTGATATAGCAACTATCAAAAAACGTTTAGACGATTTGAAAGTTCCTTTAACCGGACGTGTATTAGTACTGTGTAATGCACACTTGAACGATTTGATTTTAGATCAAGATCAATCATTCCGTGACAGATTTTATAATACTGCTACCGGGCAAGTAATGGATTTCTATGGATTTAAAATTTATCAATCTACTTACAATCCGGTTTATAATGCCTCTTTCAATAAAGTAGCATTTAGTGCAGCACCTGCAGGTACAGATCACAATGCATCTATTGTTTTCTACGCACCAAGAGCATTTAAAGCACGTGGTAGTGTTAAGTTTTACTATCAAGATGCTTCGATTAATCCAACATTACGTCAAAGCGTAGCAGGTTATCGCTTGTATCATATTGTATTGCAAAAGAAAAATATTGGCTTTGGCGCAATCGTTTCTGACGACGCTGTCTAGTCTACATCAACAACCATAATTGATCGCTAAAAGTAGCCTAGTGCTACAAGAGTAAGAAGTGAGACGGGGGCGAAATTGCTCGCCCCCATATTTAAACGCTTATGCAAAACAGAAAACCAACTCAACTGCAAATTATTATTCATAAACTGCTTCTTTTTATAAGAGCATGGAATGAAGCCTTGATTTTATTCCCGATTGCAATAGCATCGTGGATTGTGATTCCTTACTTGATAAGACAAATAGACCCAACTGCAGGTGTTTATGATACCGGAGTGCTCATGAAATTCATGTATGCAGCGGTGGGAACTGTTATCTGTCATTTTACTGCATGGTTAATGATTCGATTTACTTTCCCTTATTTGTTTAACTACATGTATGGAAAGTTCAATAGTGATTTATACGATGCAGATCGATCTACTTCTAGTGCTGAAACTTTACACAAAAGACAATGCAAAAGATTAAACTATTCATTGCTGTTGCTATCCATTTACTTATTGTCCTTCATTCTTATTCTGACAACGTTGTAAGAGGTTGTGTTCGGAGTATGTATGAATCGCAAATAGGCGTTCGAGAAGCTACCGGAAAGAATGACGGAATTGATGTAGAGAAATATTTAAAGTCAGTTTCACAAACAAAAGGTGCGCCGTGGTGCGCAGCATTTGTTAACTGGACATTAAAACACTGTTATGCTGATTATGCCAACTCGGCTTGGTCACCATCATGGTTTCCTAAATCAAGAATTATATACCAGTCCGGAAAGGTTATTGAAAAGCCTAAAGAGGGAGATGTCTTTGGCATTTACTTCGCCAATTTGAAACGCATAGCACATGTAGGATTTGTCGATAAGTGGGATGATTCAGAAACCGTGATTACAGTTGAAGGAAACACGAATGGTCAAGGTAGCCGAGAAGGTAACGGTGTATATCGTAAGCGTAGGTTGAAGTCACAGATTTATGTAGTATCAAAATGGATCAAGTCATGAGATTACTTTTATTATTTACCGCATTTGTACTGTTGTTTTCGTGTTCAAAAACAAAGACAACATCATCTCAAAAGCATACTGTAATGATTAAAGACAGTATTGTTTATGTGGAGAAGGTCGATACCATTCCGGTGTATATACCCGGTGATTCTATTCGAGTGGAAGTTCAATTGCCATGTTTCGATTCTACAGGTAAGCCTGTTTCAATAAAGTTTCATTCTCAAGGCAAGCGAAGCAAGCTAAATGGTTCTGTTAAAAATAATACGTTATCAATTCTATGTACTTGTGAAGAATATAAGGATAGTATTTATCACTTGAATAAATCCATACAGGTATACAAGAATTACAAAGAGACCAATGATCAATTATTCGAGTTGGTCAAGAAAAACAATGGTGTTATATGGAAGCTTGTTATATGGGCTGTTGTAACAACATTAATAATTATCGTTTATATCATCTTTAAAATAGTTGTTTAATATCATGGGACAATTGACTGAAAAAGAATTAATCCAGTTGGGTAAAGATATTTTGAAAGAATATCCTACTCAACCTAAAGTATATGTTACCAAAGATGGTAATGTATTCTTATCCGAAAATTTAAATGCAGCAGAGTTGCATGCTAAAAGTATCGGTTCGGTAAAAGACATCATTACCGTTGAAAATGATGCGCCAACCACTTCTGAAGATTTATCTGATACAGATGAAGAAGATGATTTGGGTGGAGGAGATGGCGAAAAGTCAATTGACGAAATGTCGGCATCTGAATTAAAAGAATATTTAAAGGGCAAAGAAGTGACTTTTAAAGGCAATGCCTCAAAAGCAGAGTTAGTTGAATTGGCTAAAGCTGCATCAACATCTAATCAGGAGGGCGAATAATATGGGCGGTTTTGACGGACCAGTAATTCTTAAAACAAGAGGAGGGCTTGGGAGAAGCTCTGCACTTAACCCGGACAAAACAATAGGCTTGGTTTGTGGCGGTGTTGCAACGGCTCAGTACACAACATTAGGTACTATCGTTAAGTTGATTCAATTAAGTGATGCTGAAGATTTAGGCTTTACTGCTTCGTACGATACGACCAATAAAGTGTTAATCTACAATACCCTTAAGCGAATTTTTCACTATGATCCGGATGCTGTTGTCTATTTAATGGTAGTAGCACAAACAGTAACAATGGCTCAAATGTGTGATAAAGCTAACAGCCATGCACATAAATTGATGCTTGATGAGTTCACAGAGCGTAGTATCAAGTGGCTTGGCATTATTCGCAACCCGGCTACAGGCTATACTCCTACCTATACTACAGGTTTAGACAACGATGTGATTGCAGCTATTCCCAAAGCACAAGAGTTGGTCGATGAATTAAAAGGAAGAGCTATCTTTTTAAGAGGCGTATTCATCGAAGGTCGAATGGATCCAACGTTTAACGCTGCTACGCTTTTGAATTTGCGTGGACAAGCCTCCGATACCGTATCTGTGGTAATAGCTCAAGACCCGGCAACGGCAAGTCTAGATGCTCTATTTGCTAGAACCGCTAACGTGGGTGATGCATTAGGTATGCGCACAGTACGTAAAGTATCTGAATGTTTAGGGTCGGTAAATATTGCCAATAAGCCAGAGGCTAAAAAAGGTAATGAAACTTATCCTTTGACTGATAGAGCAGCAGGCTACTGGTTATCTGCTCAATTAAGTTCAGGTAAAAAGTTTAGTGAGTTAACCTCTACAGAACTAACACAGCTTGAAAATAAAGGTTATATCATCGCTGGTAAATACGATGGTTTAGATGGAATCTACTTTAACGATTCTCATACCTGTATTACTGATTCTGATGATTATGCTTATCAAGAAGATAATGCTGTGTGGAGTAAGGCTGCTGAATTGACTAGAGCCGCATTGCTTCCGGTAATGAAGGGTGAAGTAGAAATTGATCCAACAACCGGATTCCTTCCTGCCTCACAAATCAAATCTTATCAAGCAAGAGCTCGAAAGAAAGTTGGCGAAATGACAAAGTCGGCTGAAATATCCGGCGAGCCAATCATCACTATTCAACCTGATCAGGACGTGGTTGGAACTGGCAAAGTTCAAATGTCACTAGCGTATGTACGTCGTGGCATTTTAAGACGCTTAGAAGGCTCCGTTGGAGCAATTAATCCTGCTGTTCAATCTTAATCAATTAGTCATGGCAAGACCAACAATTATCAATCGATTTGGTACACTCATTGGCTGGAACAATATTACTTGCAATATTTTAGGTAGAGACCTTGAAGGTATTGAAGAAATCAAGTACAGCGATGAGGAAACCCAAGATGTAGCTTACGGCGCAGGCAAGTTTCCGATAGGCAAAACTAAAGGAAACTACAAAGCGACAGCTTCCTTAAAGCTTTATTTAGAAGAGTTACTGTCTTTACAAAAGCAGTTACCACAAGGCTCTCGTTTGCAAGATATCCCGGACTTTGATGTAACAGTATCTTACGAGTATAACGGTACTATTTATACCGATGTAATTCGCAACTGTTCTTTCAAAACCAACCCACGAGAGTCCAAAAATAACGAAGGGAAAATTGTCTGTGATATGGAGTTATGTCCTATCAGTATAGACTGGAATCAATAATTAAGAAACTTTAATATCATATTAAAAGGGCTTTAGCAATAAAGCCCTTTTTGTAGCAAAATCAATCACACACAAACACACAAACACAATGGCACTAAACGCTAAACCATTACTAATGTCTGTTGAAGAAGTTCAGGCATGGGAAGAAAAAGAAGCAAGTAAAGGTGGTAAAAGAAAAATACACGAAGTTGTATTTGAAGGTGACACCGAAGATGAAGAGTTAATCTATAAGATTGTACGTCCTACTCGCTACACTGTAGACACAGTTACTAATCTTGGCAAGAAAGGTAAAAA